CTTCATTTACTTTACGTAGTGAAAAATGGAATACCTTTTTCATGTGGTATGAATAACAATAAATATGGATGAACGTTGTTTAAATACATTAAAAGAAATGCTTACTGCTCGTGGTATTAAGGCTGAAAACTTTGAACCAGTCGGCGGAGCTTTAAATGAAACCACTATGTATACTTTTGGAGGAGTACTGATTATCTTTAGTGAAAAGACACGAGTAACTGCGGCAGAATTTAACAACTTTATTACATTCGCAAACGAGAACAACTTTTCAGGAGGAATAATTATTCGAACACCTACGAAACCTTCTGAATCAATACTTCAATTAGTTCGTGATTACGTATCTGATAAAGAAAACCAACTTGTTCAAATATTCTACCAACCCCATTTATATTTCGATATTTCTAAACATCGAAAAGTACCTAAACATCGTATTCTTTCGCAGGAAGAAGTTGAAAAGGTAATGAAAGAATACAATATTACAAAATTAGCTAGTCTCCCCAAGATAGATTCACAAGATGCTATGGCTAAGTGGATTGGGGCACGACCGGGTGATACTATTGAGATTTCTGGAATTTGTGTAGCTTCTGGAGAAAACACTCGATATCGTTATTGCCTCGCAAATGTTACCGAGACTTAAATAAATGGACAACCAGTTCAATACGTTAGTTCAAAGTTTTCGAGACAACTTTATAGAATTCGAACTCACCGGTAATCCTACTTATAAAACTGCGTACCTAAGCGCAAAGCAAGGTATTGATAACATATTAGCAAGTATGCAAGGCCAGGTAAATACGAACCAGTCTGGCTTAAATACTTTTTACAGTGAAGAAAATCAAGCTAAAATAAAACAGTTACAAGAAGCAGTTGTGAATAATCAATTAGAACTAACATCTTCAATGGATCAATTAACAGCAGCAAAAATGCGTGCAGAAGCTGGACCCGAAACAGACATAACTCCTTCATTAACAAATTATTACATTGCTATCGGTGTCATGTCAGTCATAATCATAGCATTAAATATTTATTAGATATAGAATAAATGCCAAAAGTTGAAATGACAATTAAAAACGGTGTCCAAAAAGGACCAGCAACGGATTACTCGATGCTTTTAGAGATGAAACGTCGTAATGCCGTTATTAATGCCCAAATTGGAAAAAATCCAGTTGGTAACCAAAATGAAAAACCGTTCATTCGCGAAGATCATCTTCGTGCAGGAAGTGGTCCGTTTACAGGAACCGGTGCTGTAGAATTTTATCGAGCAAAAGGTTGGACAATGAACTTATACAAATTTTAAAGTAAGAAAGAAATAACAATGGGTAACCAAGCTTCTTCAACTATTAATAATGTTGTAAAAAAAGTAGAAACTGGGGTAAAAAGTGTAATACCTAAACCTACACCAGCTCCTGCTCCTGCCCCACCTCCGCCTCCTCCGGTACCAGTATGCGATGCCAATTGCCAGAAACAGAAAAAACTGGATACTTTAAAAGCGGCTTTGGATTCGGCAACTTTAACTAAAAACTCGGAGCCAGAAAAATATCAACAAGCAAGAATAGCTTATTATACGGAACTAAATGGTCCAGGTTGGTTTCAAGAAGAACGTAAAAGAATATCTGATGAAAAAGTAGCACCCGCTGTTCTTCAAATAACCAGTTCTTATAAAGAACTAAAAGATCAGGCCAACAATCAAAAAGCTTTACTAAATTTAGTAGATATTATAAATGCCGAACAAAAACAAAATCAAGAAGAGATAAAGTATGTAACTAACCAAACCGCAAAAAATATGGATCAGGCAAATGTTCTTAATCGTATGGGAGTGTTAACTCAACAAGAACATTTTAGTATGCCGGAATTCAATTTAGAATTATGGTTACAAGTAGTCATTGGAATTTTATCTTTAATGATAATCGTTAGCATATACCGAAAAGTAACTTCGGTAGCTGTTATGCCAATAGGTGGAAAAAGAGTTCCTTTACAATTAACAAGATGAAGTCCGCTTACATTTTTTTAGCAGGATTAGTATTTTTGATGTATATGATAACTTTATGGGTATCCTCAGTAGAAAATTTTGAAAATCAAGATGGAGACAGTTTTGATAGTTTCGAAGAAATCTACGATGATGTCTATGCTTCCATATACAATATGTTATGGCATTCTAAAGAAAAACTTAAATTTGAACAAACGTCTATGCAAGACATTGCTTTAGCCACATTGCCTAAAGATTCTGTAAAAGTTGTAGATATGTGTTGCGGTACAGCACCTCATGCATGTTGGTTCAAAAATTTAGGAGTAGATTATGTTGGAGTAGATATTTCTGAAGCGATGTTGAGACAAGCCAAGAAAGACTGTTCAAAAGCTACGTTTAAGAAAGCTAATGTAAATGATGTTCATTTATTTAATCAAAAATCAAAAACTCATTGTATACTGATGAATTTCTCTGTATATCAATTTGAAAATCCAAAGATACTATCAGATAATGCGTATCAATGGCTGCAGCCCGGTGGATTCTTTATTGTTCATCTTGTGGATCCCGATAAATATGATCCTATTCATGATCTGGCTACTCCATTCGCTGCGTTCTCTTTGCAGAAATATACATTAGGTGAAAGACAAGTTGACTCTCCAATCTATTTTGATAAATTCAAATACAATGGAAAATTAATTAAAAAGAAAGATGATGATGAAGCCGAATATAATGAGGTCTTTACATATTATGATGCGAAAGACAACAATGGTAAGAAATTCCGTGAAAATAAACATCATTGGATAATGCCTTCCAAAGAAAGATTAATTGATATTTTCAAAACATCAGGATTTCGTCATGTTGAAAATGTTCCCATGATAAATGCGGGAAAAGAATATCAATACATATGTTATTTCGTACGCTGAGATTTTTTATTTTCCCAATATAAATCTTACTATTAATAGAATTACTGATCTTATAAATTACTCCGTATACCATTAATAAGTAATAAATATGTTATTGTTTATATTAATATTATATGTACGTTAGAATAGGTAATAATTCATTTTAACAAACTATTAATGAACATCTACGATACACGTACGGTTGCAGATTTTCAAAAATTCACTTTTTCTGGACATTTAAGACAGCATGTTTATAAAGTCTTAGATGAGAATATTAAATTAGGTCATGCAGATTACGCATGTTATTGGACATTAGAACTCTTATGTTCTGGATTAGTTCATTCAATGTGGCAAACGCTATTTGAATCAACTGCAAAACACATTAATCGAGCAGCACCGAATGCGTTTTTATATCTTGTCAAAATGTACGAAAAATTTGCACCTTACGAAGGTCAGTATTCAATTATGAATATGACGGATATGCGTAACAATAACGAAGTACGTACATTAATTTGTGAAGTATCGGCAGCGATTGCGATGTGCCGAAAAAACAAAATAGCTTCACTTCCAAAAATAAAACCTGAACACGATTTTCTACAAGTAACTATTAACGAAAATCTAAAAGCACCTTCGGCAAATTATGCTCGACATTTAATGAAAGAAGATGATCCTGTAGAACTATATATTCCATTTAATGAACTCGTTTACTGTTTACGACCTGAGGCTAGAGATTTCACTCGAGCGTTATATTGGGTAGCCTGGATACTTAAATACGCTAGCCAATTTAAGAAACAAAATAAAACAGATTTAGTATGTGCTAATCGGGTAAGTTCAATGGTTGATGACAAACATTCACATATGGTTATATGGATGATTTGGGAAGCAGTATTAGATGCCGCAAGAAATTCTCCGCAAGCTGGAGTATTAGCACCGTACATCGATTCATTGTACAAATTTCACTGTTTGCGATGGAACCCTGGAATATTGAAACAACGAGCCGTATTTTTGGTTAACTCTATTCTATTTATTTGCGAAAGTACAACTTTAGATATTCATTATAAAGTTCCTGGCGATATTCTGCTTATTCATAAACTGATCGAAAACATTCCTGATTGGTTACAAGCCATTATGCAAACAAAGAAAACCTTTTCTAATTGAGATAATAAATGAAAAATTCATTTACTAATAAAATAATTTTAACATTATTTTTATTTTTTCTACCTTTTATTATCTACACAAGAGTGGATGGTCTACCAACAATTGCTAATATTATGTACGAACGGCCAAATGTCTTTAATATAGTTGGATTTATTATAGTCTTACTAATTATAATATATTTTGTTTATGATGATTTTAAAAGTTTATCGTCATTAAAATAAATGTCACGTCATATTAGAGGAGCACTAACTGCTGCATTATTATTTTACGTTATCTCATCACCTTACGTATATAATTTAGTAAATAACGTAATACCTGGAATAGCTGTAGACGGATGTCCCACTACGCTCGGGTTAGTCATTCATTCGGCGGTATACGGTTTAATTGTATACTACCTCATGACAAACTAAATGAAACTATTAATTTTTGATACCGAAACTACAGGATTACCAAAAAGCAGAACACCTGCTTTAAATGAACCTAACAATTGGCCACACATTGTGTCTATTTCTTGGGTTATTATGGATGCTGAAACTAATAAAATTGAAAAGAAACAAAATTATATTGTGAAACCAATTATGTGGACAATTCCGGAAGAATCCATACAAATTCATGGAATTACAAATGAAAGTGCAATGCATCATGGTTATGAGTTAATGTACGTCATTGGTCAATTTCTAGGTGAAGAATACGATGCCCTCGTAGCTCATAACCTTGAATTTGATTTGAATGTAATTTATAACGCTATACGTTGGGATCTTAACTTACCTTGTAACCCATTTGACAAAAAAATGTACTGTACTATGGAGTTATCACGTTATATTTGCAATATCCCTGGTAAATTTCGTACTCCTAAAAGTCCCAAATTAAGTGAACTGTATGAATATGTTTTTAAGAGACCACCAAATCGCGATAGTCTGCATAACTCTATGTACGATACTTATATACTGATGGATGTCATACGTGAATGTGATGTATTACGACAAAAAATGAATTTACCAACTAAAAGTGTAGAACATGTAAGAAATGAAAGTAAAAAAAATAATTCAGGAATCTTATATATTTGATTTAGCTCCTATTGACGAACGATACGTATTCTATTTATGGTGTGAAGATGGTTGGACATACATTCCCCAATTATATATTCGTCGTCGTTATTTTACGACGTCGAAGCCGGATGTTCTTCGGTTGGAGGAGGAACCGTGGGAAGGGGCAATACCTCTGGCAGAGTCGTTGGAGAAGGTTCATTTGACACTGTATTCGTCGTCTCCTCGGGTTTGGAAGGAGGTGTGTTGCGGGATTTGCGAGATATACGAAGAACAAACAACCAACCCCAGCAAGAACAAGTAAATGAACGTCCATCAACGACTTCCACTATGTTTTGCATAGCTTCATTAATAACTGGAATATCGTCGAGTTTATCAATGATAGTTGCTATAATTTTAGGTTCTTCGATTTTTACTTCCTCGACCTTATCAAGAACATCGTCTAACTTTACAGCTATTTCTTCAGTTTTAGCTTCTACAATTTTCTCTACTTTATCCATCGCGTCTTTGCTGAACAATTAGAAACCTTTTTGTTCAACAAATACGATGATAGCATTAGAAGTCTTTTACATCGCACTGGCTACAATAGCAGTTATGGTTCTTCTTCAATTTATAACATTTATTGCTACCAAACTCATTTACCCGCCGGAACCGAAGATTATATATCAACAAGTACCGGTATATCAACCTCCGCCTCAAGTAGTAAGTGTACCACCACCTCCTCCAGCTTTAACACAAACTCAGCAAGAAGTACAATTACCAGAATATGAACCCCGTAAACCGGCTTCAACATCATTACGAGTGGACCCCGAATTACCGGCTGGTCTTCAAGAAACCCGTCCCGACGGAGCTTAAAACGTTTAGAGTACCTCAAACTAACGGTTCTATTGGTTGGATTGTATTTACGTATGAGAATAACATTCCTGTATGTTACTGGATGAATATACACGAATGTGAAAAATTACCTTGCATTGTTGATGAAAGAATTTGTGGAGACACGTTTTTGAGAGTAGAAAGACTTAATAAACATGAGTTTGTTGTTGCCGATATTTGGATGTATAACTCAAATTGTATATATGCTTGCTCAAACTTTGAACAAAGATACAATTGGTTAAATATTTGGTTAAAAACATTTTTTCAAAGTGCAGATGGATTTATTAAACTTATTCATAAATCTAGTCTAACCACCCATGTTATAAGAGGTTATGAAGAACATCCTTATGAAATAGGAAAACACGGTTACTTTGTTGAAAAAGACGATACATTTAAGATTGTAAAATTATCAATTCCCGATTGTTATGAAGTTGTTGGTAAAGGTTATTTACGAGTTCCTGATTTGAAAACATCTATTTATTTGCGTTCAAAAGGAAATGAGTTTCATTGCAAATGTGTAGCGTATGATGAAGAATACTGGGACCTCGTAGAAAAGATTCCTGAAATAGAAGTAAATGCATACTAAAAAACATTCTAGAAAAACTCGAGGTAAAAAGCATCGTGGTGGTTATTACGGTGCATCCGGTCCTATTCCGGGTGCCGGTGGAGCACCCGCCGGTATGCGTTGGGGATCTGCTCAAGAAGTAGCTACACCTACTTACGCGAAAGGTGGTAGACGTAGAAAAAGTATGAAAGGTAAAAAAACCATGAAAAAAAGACTAATGAAAGGTGGTAATCGATTTGGAGCAGTGTCGGCTTCATTCCAAGGTAAAGGTATTGGCGGTATGGCGAACTACACCGGCATAAACACTAAAACCGGTCCTTCGTCTTTAGGAGCATGGAATGATAATGGTGCTAAACCCGGTTCTCCATTCCCATAATTTCGTCTACGGATATAGAATAATATGAAAACAGATACATTATTTGCCGGTGCATTAATGGTTGCATTTTCAGCCTATTTAATGCAAAAGAAACTTGGGTCAGTTTTAGTTTGGTTTGCTGTAGCGGTAGTATTTTTTAGATACGGTGTGAAATTACCGTTAACTTTATCAGCTATTGGTGGTGTAGTAGTTGTATTGGTTATCGCAATGGTTACCGCAAAAACTTGGGAAGGTTTCGAAGATGAAATCCCGGTAGAAGAAAAAAAGGAAAAGAAACCTTCAAAACCATCTCCGGCTCCCCCTAAAACTGATGATCCTCATGTAGATGTTGGTACAACAATTTTACATGCTTACCGTAACTTAACTCCTGAACAAATTGGAGGTATGCGAAGAGATACTCGTGAATTATTAGAACTTCAAAAAGAACTTATGGGTTCGTTAGGTGAAATGAAACCGGCTATTGAACAAGGTGCTGAATTACTTAAGACGTTTAGTACATTTTTTGGTGATCAAGGACAACGTTAAGCCTTCATAAATTCTTTGCATAGCATCCGCATAAACGTACATATGATAAGTCGCATCATTTGTTGCGATAAATGGTCCGCCAATGGCTCTTACTATTTTGACCCATTCGCGCATTATGTTTTGAAGTTCTTTCCAACGGAACCAATCTTTCCATAATTGAACAGATTTTTGTAAGCTCATTATCGACATGATTTGAATACTTTGTTTAAGAATAGATTGACCAATAGTTAAAAGTGGACTTATTAACATTTCAAACCAAAGTGAAACCGTTTCGAATATAGTTGTTGTTTCAAAAACTTTTTGAAGATTTGTATATTCTTCAACAAGTTTAAAGTACTTGGTTGGAGTTAATAGAATAGTTTTAATTTGATTTGAAGTTAACCGTTCAAATAAATCAATATTTTCAGGTATCATGTTCTATTACTAATCCATAAGGAGGGATTTCTTCTTCCTTTAACGTTTCGCAGTTCAAATATAACCACCGTTTTACATTGGATAACTCAGTATATGCTTTTAGATATTTATCAGTTACGATATCGCCAGGTTGAACAACTAAATTTATATCTTCAGTTATGGTGATAACTTCATTGTTATGTAATTCTGCACCTAACCATAACCATGGTAATTTAGATACAGATACTTTTGGAGTTATCGTATCTACTTCAAAATATCCGTCAATATACCGTTTACACCAACAAATACTTTTTAAAATTCGGTATAAACAGTTCATTTATTTTTAATAGCTTGAATCGGTTGAAATTGGTAACGCATCTTTCTGTTTTAATTGAGTAACATATTTATCTCTGTTTTTTTCGTTATCGGCAGTTAAAGGTGTAAATCCTTCAACCTTTTTCATTACTAAACGATCAATACCTAGCCCGATCGAAATAGATGCTGCTAAGGCAGTAATAATAAATGGAGTAGCGACGATTGCCCATGATACTATTCCTAAATCAACGCCACATAAAGCATCGAGTACAAAAGTACCCGCAATACCGGATACGGCCTTGACTATTGCTGTGACATATAACCCAAGAGATAAATCTAACCCTACATGTACAACGATGTAGATGAGGTAAAGTAACGCTGGCGGACATAAGGCATCTATGAAACGCATCTTAATGTTGTTTACATTAATAACAACAAAAATGAGCGATCCTATCCAAATTATTTGTTCATTAACCGGCTGTACTGAAGAAGAAGCAAAACAAGCTTATGACAAAACAGAAGATGTAATAGAGGCGGTAGATCTGTTATTAGAAACACCAGAGCTACCATCTAATAAAATTATAAATTCTAAAAAGCGAAAACGTGAAGTAACCCCTGAAGAAGAAATTATTGGACCTTATCGAAAAATACTTAAGGAAATTGATGAACGAATGGCATCTACTTCAATTCAACGCGGATGCGGGGAATCATCCTTGACGATAGTCCCCCGCGAAGAAAAGGTTCAACAAAGTAATTGTTCTCGGCAATGTCTGCTTCTTTCTCAGGAAGAAGAGGTTCAAAAACCGGGAACTGTTTGTCAGTCACAGTTTGAATACTCTTGCGATTCGCAGTCGAATGACCAAAAATAACTTTTGATTGATCAGGAATATTTTCTACCGAACCCATACCAAGATTAGGAGTAGTAGCAAACGGACGAGAGAATAATTGTTTACCACCTTTAGTTCTCGCAGTGCCTGGTGCACCCCAAAGTAAATCTGATTGCGTATCTATATTTGAACCTGTAGAACTGTATCCTAGTTGAGGAACCATGCCCGGATTGTCTTCGGTTTTGTTACCAAACCCGAATAGTTTACCGAAAAAAGAAGGTTCTTGAGGACGAAGATCACGAGGTGCTTCGCCTTGTCGAGTAGATGCATAAAATGGTGCGAGTCCTGAATTAGTTGCCATATTATACAGATATGCGAAATGAAAAATGGATAATAGTTATTTTAGTGGAAGCTGCGTAATAATACAAGATGGTTACATTACAACCTTGCGATTGGCAAGAAAGCGACCATTTTGGTAAACAATATGTACTAGATGTATTTGGAAGAACAAAAGACGATGATGTTGTAAAAATAAGATTAAATGGGTTTTGTCCTTACTTTTATATCAAATTTGATAACAAATATAACAACCAATCGTTAATTAAAAAACTTGAAGAAACCGCAAATAAAAATATAAATAAATCTATAACGTTTGAAAAAATACAAATTAATATTGAAGAAAAACTGGATGCAACCAATAAATTCAACGGATTAACTCCTATTAAAGTTTGGAAAATCACTTGTCCATCTTTAAAAGTGTTTAAAGCGGCTGGTCGAGCAGCAGAGAAAGTATTCGTAACTTATGAAACTGATTTACCTCCTTTTATTCGGTTATTCCATTTATTGGATATATCTCCTGCATCTCCTATTAAGATTACCGAAGCTGAAGAAGTTGCTGATGACAGTGTAAAAGTTGATCGGTGTTATAAAGCACATTATAAAGAAGTTATACCTTGTCCAAACGAAAACATACCGTTGTATTTACTTTCTTACGATATTGAAGTCTTTTCTGAATCTGGTCAATTTCCTGTAGCCGAAAACGATGGAGATGAAATTACAGAAATCGGTATGAGTTTTCGGTATAGCGATGATATGTTGAACTCTTATCGTCGGTTAGTTCTTATTAACGGAACCGCAACAAAATCTGAAGATCCTAATGTTGAATTCATAGAATGTAAAGATGAAAAACATCTTTTACAAGAATTCCAACGAGTAATTGAAACTGAAAATCCTGACGCGATTTGTGGTTACAATACATTTGGTTTTGATGATTCATACATTGCTGATCGGTGTAAGAAAAATGGAGTAGAAATGCGATTGGGTCGAATTGATCCTAACTCTTGGCGTTACGAACGTGATTGTGTAGAAACGGTAAAGAAAACATTCGAATTAGCTTCGGGTAAATTTGCGGTACGATATTTTGATATGCCGGGTCGATTACCGATTGATTTGATGTTAAGCGTACGTCGTGAACAGAATTTGGATAGTTATAAATTAGATAATGTAGCGTCTACGTTCCTTCGTGATAAAGTAACAAAATTAGAACGCTTAGATTCTAATCGAGTAAAAATCTATACGAAAAATACTCGTGGTCTGTTTACCGGTAACCTTGTACGGTTTGATTTAGTAGGCAATACAATTAATCCTTATCAGGAAGGTCGTAAATTTCCAACCGAAGAAGTTCAAGCAAAATGGTTTATCGTCAAAACTGAAGACGAAATATTGAACGATGTTGATATTTATAATCTGGAATGGTCATTTACTAAAGACGATACGTCATTCAAAGATATGTTAGAAGCACATAAGGGTACTCCGGATCAACGTTCAAAAATAGCTAAATACTGCGTACAAGATTGCGATCTTGTGTTAACGATTATGGCAAAACTAGATACATTAGTAAATGCTCGAGGAATGGCTGATGTTTGCCGTGTCCCTATTCAGTATATATTTCTTCGTGGACAAGGTATTAAGATCTATTCAGCCGTAGTATACAATGCTTCCAAACGTAACCAAATTGTGATGACCCAAGAAAGTCTAGATGAAGATACGAGTTATGAAGGTGCAATTGTTTTACCACCTAAAATTGGTATGTACTTAGAACAACCAATACCTGTTTTAGATTTTAACTCCCTATATCCATCGAATATGATTGCGTATAATTTATCAGCGGATACTTTGGTCTATGTTAAAAAATACGATGAATTTGGAAAATTAGTTCAGCCGCCAGAAAATGATGGTAAAGAGTTTATTGATGATGGGTACATTATTGACGAAATCAAATACGATGTAACTGAAGGAGAACGGCAGTATAAATACGTTTGTGGGTTTGTTCAACCGAAACGAAGTGATCCACGAACGATTGGGTTACTTCCGTTAACTTTGGACATTCTACTGAAGAAACGTAAAGAAACTCGTAAACTGATGGAAACCATTGACGATGATGCACAAAAATCAGTTCTTAATGGATTACAATTAGCGTATAAAGTCGTAGCGAATTCGGTATACGGCCAATGCGGTTCACGTACATCACCTATTCGTAACTTATATGTTGCTGCATCCACTACCGCTGCCGGACGTAATCGTATTCAAGATGCTAAACGTATTGTAGAAACCGAATTTAATGGAGAAGTTATTTATGGTGATACAGATTCAATCTTCATTAAATTCCCAACGACCGATTTAGTCCAATCAATGGAATTGGGTAAACAAGCAGCAGAAAGAATTACGAATACGATCAATCGTAAACCTTACAAAATTGAATACGAGAAAACATTCTATCCTTTCATTTTGTTCTGCCGTAAACGTTACGTAGGATTAATGTACGAAGATGATCCTACTAAATGTAAACGTAAAAGCATGGGTATAGCTTTAAAACGTCGAGATAATGCTCCCATTGTCAAAGACGTTTTCGGCGGAGCGTTAGATATCCTGATGGAAAAACGAGATGTTCAATCAGCTCAAAAGTTTGTGCAAGATATGTTAGTGAAAGTTATGAAGAATGAAATACCGTTGGATAAATACGTAGTAACCAAACAACTTCGTGATGATTACAAAAACCCCGATCAAATTGCTCATGCTGTATTGGCTAAACGCATGACAGAGCGTGATCAAGGTAGTGCTCCACAAGTTGGTGATCGTTTACCTTACATTTATATTGCGGCTCGTAAAGATGAGAAAAAGCAGGGTGATCGTATTGAACACTACGATTATGTCAAAGAAAAAGGATTGAAGCCGGATGTAGAATTCTATATTACGAACCAAATACAAAAACCGCTGGCCCAAATGTTTGCATTAGCTGTAGATTCATTAGAAGGTTATTCGTCCAAAGTAAATTATACGCAAATGCTGAATGAATTTATGGAAGGCGGATTAGATGAAGAAGATGCAACTTTGAAGGTTCTTGAAAAGAAAGAAAAAGAACTTGAAAAACTCCTCTTTATGGGAGCTAGTTATCTAACGAAACATAAACGTGGACCAATGGATGCTTTTCTAGGACGTAAATGAATTAATTAGTCTTAGTAAAACATCTCCGTGACATTTATTGGGTTTACACCAACAACCTAATTTTTTACCTTTTAGTTCAATTAGTTCTTCTTTTTTGATATCGCCACTTTTGATTTTTTCCTGTATATGCTTTTCAAACTTTTCAACTACTTCATCTAAAGTTCCGTCTTTACCAACTTTAAATGGATTACAAAATTTTGAATTTTCTTTTGGAAACCTTTCATTATCAACAAATACAATTCCTTTGCGTCCAATATATACGTTATTTGTATCGTTCATCCATTCTTTCAAGTTTTTATATTCCGGTCGAATATGATTTACCTTTACGTTTACTACACTCATTTTTTAGATTATAACAGAATATTCGTAAATAATCCATTTTAAAAAATGGATTTTTTTGTGTTAGGTTTATGAATGTTGAAAAAATGTTTATTCCTAATCACGGTCCTCGGGCACCTATTCATCATTCTCCACAGAATGAATTAACGTTCTTCTATCTATGTATACTAATCGGGTTCTTCATTCTAAGATGTATGTAAACTAACATTTTTTAATTTACTGATAACCTATTTATGATATATAAATGGAAGAAGAAAGTATTCTTGAAATACTAGGTGAAATGATCGACGGTCGTAATGTTTTTCTTGGACGCACATTAGGACAACTACCTCATACTCAAAGATCTACTGCACTTGGTCGATTTATGACCAATGAAGCATTTTATTTAAATATCGTTAATCGTTTACTAACTCAAGATCAAAACAATTCTACCGTAGTAAGATTTACCATACCATCAAACTTTTCAGAACCAGTAGTTGTTCGTCCAACCGATGAACAAATTGAAAACGCTTTACAAAGCATTCCTAATTCAACTTCTAATTGTGCTATTTGTCAGGATTCGATTTCTTACGACGGCGTGAAGATCCGGCATTGCGGACACGATTTCCATCGGTCTTGTCTTTCGAATTGGTTTGAGATAAATGTTCGTTGTCCAGTTTGTCGTCAAGACATAAGGGATCCGGTAAATCAAACACTTTCTGCTTCAACACGAACGTCTTCTCAATCGTCAGTCCAGTCGGGGGATAATGATACTTTGGAATAGTATCTGATTTTCCATACTGTACTCTATGAAACATACGCCGAACATCGTACTGGCATTCTTTAATTAAATCATCTACATTCTCATTTGGAAATAGTGTTTCTATATCAACTGAGCGTGGAGGAAAGCAGCGGATTATTTCGATATGATCAGTATTTCGTTTAAAAATAGTAGGTACTTCATTCGATGTACAGATAATAGGGACTTTACGGTTTTTATCTTTTATCCAATCGACGATTTTTGTTTGAGCATGCGGATCACTACCGTCAATTTCGTCTAAAATAACACAAGTCTTTGTATGGAAATCACCTCGCATAAAAGCGTAAATATTAATCGCTGATCGACACGAATCTTTTATTTTTTCAACATCTTCGAAACTACGAATCGACTTACTGGCATTAATTTCTAAAGGATCAAATCCAAACGTTTTTGCAGCCGCTAATGCCATTGTAGTTTTACCAATCCCCGGAGATCCTGTTAATAAAATGCTTTTTTCAAATGTCTTCGAAGTCAAGTATTTTTTTAAAAACTCTTTGGCTTCGGTATGCCCAATAACATCATTCAAAAAAACAGGTCGGTTAGTTTCTGAATACATTACTATATTCATAAAAATACGTTTAAACAAACATTCACTATTAAAAGTGTTCCAGTAGCACAATTGGATAGTGCACCCGCCTTCTAAGCGGGAGGTTGTGGGTTCGAGCCCCATCTGGAATGAAAAAAGATGGCGATAAGCGATAAATCTATTGCTTATCACCGATACTTAAAGTAAACTTACTATCATCACGTTCAATGATCCATACCGGATCTTTAAGAATAGGAGAATTGTTAATTGGATCTAATAGAAAGAACCCATCTTCAGCCATAACAAATTGTTCCAACCGTGCAACCATATTAGGACGAACCTTTGGTTTAGGAGGAGGTTTAGGAAGATTAGGATCTAAATAGGGATCAGGTATACATATCCATACAGGATCATAAACGTACAATCCAGCAGTTATAAAATAACTACCATCACGATTTATTTTAAAATAACGCCAATGACCTAAATATCCGTCAGGAATAGTTAAGTTTTCAAGAGTACGATAAAGACCGTAAGGAGAAGGTTCCATTTTAATATAAATATTTATTAACAGTCATTTCATTCAAGAATAAATCCATTTTAAAAATAGACGATTTCGTCTATTTAACTTCATTATAAACTTTTGTCTGGAATTCGTTAAATTCTTTTTCAAACAGTTCGACTTGGGTGCGCATTATGTCGATATTTTTTTTCATCATAGTTAGGTCTTTTTGTGTTTCAAAATATCGTATATATCCTTCACGAGTACCGTCAGGAAATATCAAAGATGTTCGCAATTCAAAATTATTTTTATGATAAATTTGAGTTGAAAGTCTGCGTTTCATATCATTTAACGACTGTTCTTCCATAAATAGAATATATTTAAGTGTTTCTTTAGAAAGATCGATTTTTCCGTTCATAAACCGAACGCGAGCGATTTCAGATGAAGCATACGCAATATAGTTAATATTGTTCGAACCGACATAATGGGGGTAATAAATACATTCTCCTTTTATATCTTTCATGAACCTTAGTTCACCATGTTCCGTAAGTTCAAATAACCAGTTATTGTGCGGTTTAACATGTTCTTCAGTACGAAGAACATCTCCTGGTTGAGGATTCATTCTAAATAAGTATATTATCTAATAATTACTTAACTAAAAAATCCGTTTTAAAAAAAATATATAATTTTTAGTTAGTCTTCAATGCAGTTAAAACATTGTTGATATATTTCTCAGCAGAAACATTGTCATTTAATTTTAGCTTAATCATTCGATCAGCAACCACAGCGGATATTTGATTGAGTTGTTCATAAGTTAGATCTTCCGGATCTTCATCAAAACATTCATCGATATATACAGCAGTGAGGTACGAAATAACTGTGTTAATGTAACAGTTTGTATTCCTTAACACAGTGAGAATAATCTCAGTATAAATTTCACAACATAATTGTTCAGCTTGACTAGACATTTTACATATTTTTTTTAATTTTCAAAAATTTGATTCTAATAAATCCGTTTTAAGCACAGAACCCCGACCAAGTTGTATTACATTTTCTTGCTAAGTTACATTTTCCAGTCGGCGTCTTCAGTATCTCTTCATTAGGATCAAACGGTGTACAGTCGGTGTCGTATTTTGGAATACATCGTTTCATGGATTCATTATAATCCCACATATCTGGACATTTATCCATGTTTGAATTTGTTGGCTTAATAATCATTTGTGGGTTAATCACGTACTTGTAAAGTAGTACCAACGCAGCAGTGAATATCGCGGTTAAAATGGCGGTAACGATATACTCCATTCTTTCTTCTTTACAAGGAAAGGAATGGAAGTTGCTCGCCACGTGTTTGATACATATTTTTCAGATGTAACGAATGTATTAGTACGTCATCATTTAGATTCATATGGAGATCTGTTAAGCAGTAAGATACCTTCGTTTATTAAAGGTAAAAATCCAAGTGTACTGTCGTTAGGCGATAATCGATTTGTTCGAATATACATTGGTGGTAAGAACAGTGACGAGATCAAATATCTACCACCGGTAGATTTAGATAATAATGTTATACTGCCACACATGTGTCGTCTTGAAAATAAAACTTATAAATTAGGTATTCAAGTTACGTTAGAAATTGAATATGAAATTAACGGAAAAACAAGCAGTAAACGATTTGAAAAAGTTATGTTGGGAGAAATTCCTCTTATGTTAAAAAGTTCATTATGTTATCTCTCAAAAATGTCATCAGAAGATTTGTACACGGCTGGAGAATGTAAATTCGAATTAGGAGGATATTTTATTATCGGTGGACAAGAACGAGTTCTTTTAACGCAAGAACGATTGGGTGATAATATGTTCTATGCTTCGAAACGTGTAAAGATGCCAGCAGCTGGTGAAGAACGAACCGTTTATGAAAAAGAAAAAGAAGCAGTTATTGAAGACGCTACAAAAGCGGAAGATCATGAATACATTGCGGGAATGAAATCAATATCTGAAGACGGTACCAAAGGACCATATTCACACTTTTTGATCATTCCTCCTAAAAATATAAGACCTAGTGACCCGGCAAAAATTGCTAAAGCTCAAGATTATACTAGTTTTTATAATAAACGATTAGCGTTAATTACTTTACCTGGATTTACGCAACCGGTTCCTCTAATCAGTGTGTTCTACGCGTTAGGATTAACGAACGATAAAGATATTTATGACATCATATTATGCGGTGTTCCCGAAAAGGAACGAAGTCAATATGATGAACTGTTTATGGAATTAATTTTTAGTCACGAATACTACTTGAAAAATCTAAAACTCAATGAACAAGAAGAAAAAGATGATGAAAATATGGTAACGTTATACCGTTATGTTCGTAACCGAACAAAAGCGGGTATTTATATGAATTTATATCGGGATATGTTTCCGCATTGTGAACTTCGTAAAGATGAATCTGCTGCGTCTTTCTACCGTCGTAAAGCGTATTTATTAGGTATTATGACTCGTATGGCTATGGAAGTAGCTATCGGTATCAATCCTAAAACTGATCGTGAACATTACCGTTTCAAAAGGTTAGATGCATCTGGTGATTTATGTTTTCAAGAATTTCGTAGAATATACCGAGATGTTGAGAACCAAATGAAATTGAACATTGATAGTAAAGTACATTTTCAAAAAGAATTATATGAAGGAGAAAAATTAGTCGAATTAATTCAACCGGAAACAATTAATCGTTTCTGGAAAGATTTTACTTTCATTAACGAATTTGAAAAATCTTTCAAAGGAAAATGGGGTGGTAAAGATGGTATCTCCCAAGTACTTGGACGTTTATCTTATTTAGGAAGTATTGCTCATTTGCGTCGAATTAATGTAGCGATGGATAAAGGAACAAAATTAGTAGAAATTCGTCGTATTCACGGCAGTAGTTGGGGGTTAGTTTGTCCCGTTGATAATCCGGACGGTAAGAATGTAGGTATGATAAAATCTTTAACTTTATTATGTACATTATCTACAGCTTCTGCTTCCAGCAAAATTTACGAAATGATTTCAAGTTCTAAATATTTCAAAGAAATATCATCCATTCATCCTTCGGTATGGGAACCTACATGGACAAAAATATTTTTAAACTCAGATTTAGTTGGTGTATTCATTGGAAAAACTGAAAACTTACACGAAGAATTATTGAACAGTCGTCGCAAAGGAAAGATTGATAAATTTGTATCTTTATGCTGGAATCGATTAGAAAATGAGTATATTATATATACCGATGCTGGTAGACCAATGAGACCTTTATATCGTGAAGGTGTAAAACCTGATCAAATCATGAAAAGTAAAAAATGGGAAAATATCATTGCGAATTATATGGATTATATCGACGGACAAGAGACTGAAAGTATACGAATTAGTATGGAACCTTTTTCACAAAGTCGATTATCAGAAATTCACGGTATAGCAACATTATCTGCTTCTGCAAGTGTAATTCCTTACGCAGACCATAACGCTTGTGTTCGTAATATGTTTAGTTGTCAACAAACCAAACAAGCGTGTGCGTGGTTCAATACCGCATTTAATAAACGGTTCGACACTATTGCAACTTGGTTAAATTATGCGCAACGTCCTTTATGTCAAACATGGACAATGAATAACGTTTTAGGTAATAATGGTTGCATGCCTTACGGAAAAAACCTTATGGTTGCAGTGTTAGTGTATACGGGATATAACCAAGAAGATGCTTTTATTTATAACGATGCTTCTCTAAAACGTGGATTATTCACAATCACTTATTACCACAGTTACGACTTCAATGAAGAAACCGTTGTACAATCTACAAATGAAGAAGGGGAAACAACAAATATTATTAAAAGTGAATTTGCAAACGTAGCGACTGATCCACGATTTCGTGAAACTGTAGCCCGTGATGATAAATATGACTATAGTATGCTAGGTCCCGATGGTATTATTCGTAAAGGTGTAGAAGTGAATGATAAAATGATCTTAGTCGGTAAAGTAAATCCAATTCTTGGAGAAAATGGAGAAATTAAACAATATGTAGATAAATCTCATAAACCTAAACGTGGACAACACGGATTTGTGGATGATGTGTATGTCTACGAAAATGAACGAGGTGAAAGATGCGTAAAAATTCGTATAGCTGAAAATCGTGAACCTGCAATAGGTGATAAATTTTCTGTTCGACACGGTCCTAAAGGAACGGTAGGAGCAAGATTAGCAGAAGAAGACATGCCGTATACGGCTAACGGATTGAGACCAGATATGATCTTAAATCCTCACGCATTTCCTTCACGTATGGCTCTCGGTCAAGTTATTGAAATGATGACAACTAAAGTAGGAGTTAAATTAGGAACACTAAGTGATGCTACGCCATTCTCTACACAAAACCGAGTTGGAGAAGCGATCGATATGCTTACTAAAACTGGATTTCATAAGTATGGTCACGAAATTCTTTATAATGGTATGAATGGTGAAATGATTCAAGCTGAAATCTTTATGGGACCTACATTCTATTTACGTCTCAAACAAATGGTTGAAGATAAAATCAATTATCGTAATACAGGTCCTCGAAAATTATTAACGCACCAGCCTTTAGATGGGCGTGCAAACGATGGTGGGTTGAAGATTGGTGAAATGGAGCGCGATTGTTTGATATCGCACGGTATCTCCAAGTTCTGGAACGAAAGTATGATGGAACGCAGTGATAAGACCGAAGTATTATTTCAACCAGCCCTTGGAAAATTCGATGCTAATCCTGATTATCCTTATTTACGTATGGAAACTTCTTACACAACTCGGTTACTGATCAACGAAATTGAATCCATGCATGTGTCGGTTAATTTATTGAATGGTTGACAACGGATTTTATTATAACAAACATATAGAATGCAAAAAATGGAAGACCACTTATACGTTATTAAACGAAACGGCGAACGTGTTCCTGTTTCATTTGATGAAATCTTACAACGCATTCAAAAATTATCTAATGGATTAGAACATGTAAATCCGGACTTAGTTGCTCAAAAGGTTTGTAGTCAGCTCACTGATGGTATTAAAACTTCTGAACTTGATGATTTTGCGGCGGAAATCTGTGCAATGATGCAAGCCCGTTTTCATCCTAATTATGGTAAATTAGCGGCCCGTATTGTGATTGATAACCATCATAAAAATACTCCAAAAACTTTAAATGAATGTTGCCAAGAATTAAAAAATATATTAACGCCTGACCAGGTATTATTTGTTATGTACAATCCTCAACTCGAGGAAATCATTGATTATTCTCGTGATTTTATGTTTGATTACTTCGGTTTTAAAACATTAGAAAAAGGTTATTTATTACGAAGTAATGGAGTAGTTGTAGAACGTCCGCAACATATGTGGATGCGCGTAGCTATTCAATTACATATGCATAATATTCCAAAAATTAAAGAAACTTACGATGCTTTATCCCAAGGATACTTCATTCATGCTACACCTACTTTATTTAACGCTGGAACAAAACATCCGCAATTAAGTTCTTGTTTTCTGGTGAATATGTCTGAAGATTCCATTAAAGGAATTTATAAAACATTAGGTGATTGTGCGCAAATTAGTAAATGGGCCGGTGGGATTGGATTATCAATTCATAACATCCGTGCTCGTAATTCTAAGATTGCCGGTACGAATGGCGAATCTACCGGTATTGTTCCTATGCTGAAAGTATTCAACGATACTGCTAAATACGTGAACCAAGGTGGTAAACGTAACGGTTCGTTTGCGATTTATTTAGAACCTTGGCATGCGGATATTGAAGACTTCTTACGTCTTAAATTAAATCAAGGTGCCGAAGAAGATCGTGCTCGTGATCTATTTTACGGTCTTTGGATCCCTGATTTATTCATGAAACGGTTAGCGGATAATAAAGATTGGACATTAATGTGTCCTCATGAATGTCCGGGATTAGATGAATGCTGGGGTGAACAATTTGAACAACTTTACGAACAATATGAAAAAGACGGTAAAGGACGTAAAACTATTCCCGCTCAAAAGCTTTGGCAACTTGTTCTTGATGCGCAAATTCAAACAGGAACTCCTTATTTATGCTATAAAGATGCCGCCAACTCAAAATCCAACCAACAAAATTTAGGTACTATTAAAAGCTCAAATTTATGTACCGAAATCATTGAATACACTAGCCCTGATGAAACCGCAGTGTGTAACTTGGGTTCGTTGGCGTTACCTCGGTTTGTCGAAGAAGGTAAATTTAACTTTGAAAAACTTCGTGAATATACATCTGTTCTTACCCGTAATTTAAACAAAGTTATTGATATCAATTTCTACCCTACGGAAGAATGTCGACGTTCGAATATGAACCATCGACCGATCGGTATCGGTGTACAAGGCTTAGCGGACGTATTTGCGTTAATGCGATATCCTTGGACTTCTCCGGAAGCCAAAAAACTGAATCGAGAAATATTTGAAAATATCTATTATGCAGCCGTATCCCAGAGTATCGAAATAACGCAAGAAGGTGGGGAACCATCTAATCATTTCATCAATACGATTGGACCTTATAGTAGTTATAAAGGTAGTCCATCCTCAAAAGGAAAATTGCAATATGATTTATGGAATGAAACTCCTCGAGAAACTCCTTATCTTAATTGGAATAAACTCAAGTTAGAATTACGTATGTCTGGTATGCGTAATTCATTATTGATTGCTCCAATGCCTACGGCTTCTACATCTCAAATTTTGGGTAATAATGAATGTTTCGAACCGTTCACTTCCAATCTGTATGCTCGTCGGGTATTAGCCGGTGATTTTATGGTCATCAATAAATACTTAGTAAACGATCTCATTAAGTGTCGGTATTGGAACGCGGATGTACGTACGCAGATAATGGCCAACAATGGCAGTGTACAAAACATTACCGAAATACCGGAAGACTTACGTGAATTATATAAAACTGCTTGGGAAATACCTCAAAGGGTATTGATCGATATGGCTGCTGATCGAGCCCCCTTTATTTGTCAAAGTCAATCCTTGAATTTATTCCTTACTGAACCCACATATGCTAAAGTATCATCTATGCATATGTATGCTTGGAAGAAAGGTTTGAAAACAGGATGTTATTATTTGCGTACAAAAGCTGCCGCCACCGCCCAAAAATTCACGGTTGAGCCAACTTGTCAATCGTGCTCGGCATAAAACTTTCTCTAAACGTTAATATAAAAAAATGGCTGATAGTACTGAAATGAAAGGTGGTGTTGAACCCTATACTCCTTTAACTCCTGGCGCTGTTCTTGGTGGTCGTCGTCGTAAATCTATGAAATTAGTTACCAAAAAGAAAGCTCGTAAAGTGCTTAAGAAATTAGGTATGAAATTACGAGGTGGTAATACGGATAGTACTACTCCTACTGTACCGGTACCTAAAGAAGATATTAAATCGGCTGAAGAAGAAACTAGTTCTAGTAGTACGGAAGGCGGTCGTCGTCGTGGTCGTAAAGGTACTAAAAAGACCCACCGTGGTGGTCGTAAAGGTAAACGTAGATCGTTATTCGGTATGCGTTATTAAATCTTGTCCAATTTGGCTAAGTAAAGCGTACAAGTTTTCGTTAAATCCCCAATGACATCCGTTTGATTCCGGAATGTTAGGTAATTTACGAGAGCTTGTATTTTTTGGATGAACTAAACTAACTATAACTTCTTGAGGAGAAATCTCCCGACACATATGTTCACGACCGCGAACAAATGCGTTACCTTCACCGATATGCACAACATCATCAAACTTATTTTCTTCCCAAAACGCTTTTGTAAATATAAGTGTTGCTTCAGATACTCGTTCACTCATTTGTAACGTAATAGGTGGTACATTCATAAACGATGAATATTTAGTAATATCGTAACAAGGAATAGTTGTACAAAAACCACATTGCTTTTTTGGTTCTTTCATTAACATGGCTACGCGCTGCAGAATAGAGTTGTTCGGGTATACATCATCGTCATCCATTACCGCAATAATATTGTACATTGCATTTTCTACACCTAAGTTACGTTTCTGTGAGATCGTCATACCCGGATCACATCGTACATATTTCACATTCGGTACACCGAATAAAGTATCTTCAATTGGATCATCACCATCGTCGACAATCACAATTTCCATCTTATCTTCCGGATACGATTGGATCATGTAACAGTATTTCAAAAGAGGCATAAAAACACGTCGATCTTTGGTAATGCATAAAACTGAAACATCTGGTAAATCTTCTTCTTTAGGAAAACTATCTCGTAACGAATAAGGTGATTCATTAATCGCTGGCATAGATTCAACTAATCGATCTTTCATTCGTTCGATCCATTGACTATGGTTTCCTTCGTATATTCCACGAATGTATTTAGATAATTCTTTCTTTGCTTTGAAAGGTTTAGCAATATATTCTCGTAATTTCTTCTCTAACGAATCCGTGTTTACATCAAGTAATTTTCCTAAACAATCTGGTTGATCAACAGTTTCTAACGCATCAACATAGATATCAAGAGAACGATATAAGTTATCTTTAAAAGGAGAAATAGGTGAAAGAATTAAATTACAACCGGCGGACATAGCTTCATTTACGGCATGACCAAATCCTTCGGTTAGCGACATACAGATACATAATCCACATTCTTTTAATAAATCGTTGTATTCAGTATCGCTTAACACTTTTGAAACTAAATGTACTTTACTTGAAATTTCTTCCGGAACCGTAATACCGATATGATCAGGAGAATGTACTACATATAATTCCGGGGCCTCTTTGTATTCTTCTGGAAAATCGTTCTTTAGTTTTAAGTATGCTTGAAAAATAGGTTTAGGATGACGATATATATTTTTACCTACTGGTACTATGGCTTTATGATAATTCTTTTTGTCACGCTCAGCTAAGTAAGCTTTATCCATAGAAGTCCAGCCAATAAATTTTACATTTGGAGTATATTGTTTAAAAATGGTTTCGGCTTCATAAGTTTTTACCCAAACTTCATCAACCATCGTGATATAAGGAACCCAAGTTTTATAGGTCCATTCTTGGTTAGGTAACCAAATGTTTTTACGAGCGTAAGGAAAAAGAGAAGGATTAATTACTTCTAAAAAGAAATTCACATCTGCTTCACCACATTCAGGAAGCATATGCGAAACTTTAAAAATCTTTACATCTTCGCCAAATTGCACCGAAAGAATACCACGTAATAAAAGAGCATCCTGCATTAACCCTGTGTTAGCCTGAAAATTAGCAATTAAATTCACTTTCATTTGTTTGGAATAATATGTTTAACGCCTAAACGCCTAGTAATTCTTCCTTTTAAAGGTTGACGTAAAGTTTTGGCCCGTAAATTCAAAAAGTTCAAATATTTCTTCCATGCTTCGATATCTCGTGGTACACAAGGGTTTGCAAATACTACCGCACGATCTTTCCACCACTTCGCTTCTTTTTCACCAGACCATTTCCAAAATTCAATAGGATCTTTAATTTCTATCATCTTATCTTCATCAAATTCGGCTTCGTTTGAGTACTTGCGACATAATGCTTTCATATTCAATGAGCCGTATCCATAATTCTCATCGAACAAATCTGGTTTAAATTTGTTGTCAATTATTTCAAAGCTCTTTCCATTCCATGCTACTCGTTCAATAGGACGGAATGAATCCCATACTGATTCAAAAACAAACAACTGATTATCTGCTTTACCATAAATACGATCTTGAAAGGTTCGTAATTCCATTATTATAACATTTGTTGAATTCTCTTAACAGTTTACGCATTATTTGTTTTCAAAACAAAAACAGGGGATTTAAAATGTTTGGATGTATATATTTAATTCAAAATACACTAAATAATAAATGTTACATAGGACAGAGTGTTAACAGTGATCCTATAAAACGTTACAATATTCATTGGATTACAGCATCAAAGGGTTCTTCATACATACTACATCGTGCTATGAGAAAACATGGTAAAGAAAACTTTAAAGTTGAATGTTTATGTGTAGTTCCACATCAAGCATTAAACAGAATGGAGTCATATTATGCAGAACAGTATGAAAGTTATATCTGGGATAATCCTGGAGGATATAATATGATTTGGTGCGGTGGTGCTTTAATTGCACGTATAGGAATTAGAATGCCTGACAATGTAAAACAAGCCCTTCGCAACAGTAGAATTGGTAGTAAACATACAGAAGAATCCAAACAAAAAATGTCAAATGCTTTAAAAGGTAGAAAAATAAGTGAAGAATCTATAAGAAAAAGTGCTTTATCAAGAATTGGAATAAAACTAAGTGATGAAACAAAGGAAAAAATAAGTCAAAAAGCAAAAGAACGAGGTTTTACAGAACAAATGAAAATAAATTTAAGTAAAGGTAGGTTTGGACATCCACATACTGAAGAAACAAGAAAAAAGTTGTCTGAACGAATGAAAGGATATATTTTTACCGAAGAAATAAAAGAAAAAATATCAAAAACAAAAATATCTCAAAATCTTAAAAATAAAAATAAATTAAATCATGGTAGTTCAATTCTTTCTGAAATTGATTGTGATAGAATAAGATCATTAAAAGGAATTTTATCATATGATAATCTTGCAAAAGAGTATAATGTATCAAAAAGTCATATAAAAATTATTCAAGACTTTTCAAAACCAGGAACGTAATTCACCAACTCTCGTGCCAAAAACGTGAGGGTTCATAGGATTTGCAATGGCCGGTGCAAAGTCTTGAATGTCGTTTAAGTAGAACATATGGAAATCCACTTCAGAATATACTTTGGCAGATGCATAACCAATCACGCGACTATTTAAATCTTGTAATTCTTTTTCCACAAAGTTAGGATCATTTTTACCAAACATTAAATAGTAACTACGCATAATAATTTTTACATCGTCATCATTTTGTTTATCGATTTTGTATTTACCTCCGCTCATCGCAAGAACTTGAGTTTGAATTTGGCTTTGTATAAAATCTAAATTACTTTGGCTGAAGAAGATTTTATTTAAAGGAGTTTCCGCATGAAGATGTCCAACCATATCTCTTCGTAAATCATTACTATGCAACGATCCACTTTCCGCGTATAATTTGTAAGGACGAATAGAAAAAGTAGAAGCTTCGCCTATATTGGGAACATACCCGCTGTGTTTAGGAGCAGGATATTGTTTGCTTGTTGAAGTCATATTGTAGCGGTTTTCCATATTATACTTGACCAATAAAAGTTTTATAATTCTCGCAACTTTTCGTACATGCCCGGATTTAATACTTCTTCAAACATCATCGTAAATGAATAATTTGTACTCTGCATATCAATAATGTTACCATACCGATCGTATAACGTAATTAATAATTTTTGAATATTAACCGGTTGTAAAAAATTAAATTCTCGTTCAACAATATTCAATAAGTTAATATCGGTAATTCGTTTATTTTTACTTGCTTCGGGTAATAACAACTTAACAAATACTGGTAAGAATGATTGTTTGAAACTTTGATGCTCAATAATATCGATTTCATTAATCGATATATAAATATAGCTTTCGCCCAACAGCTCGGTTGGAAACGACTCAGCAATACATTGATAATTATCATCGGCGTCCATTGTTAACGGTATATCCACAATGTTAGGATCTGTGGGTGGTGCGGTACCGTAAAAGAAATTTTGAAATCCCATATGATAACCTAATCCAGTATTTAATAATTCTGGTGTATTTGGAGGACCAAAATTAATACCAAATTGGTAATGAGTTGAAGGATCTTCGCGATATATTCTTATCTTATTGGTTCTTGGATCATAATCCGCTTTGAAAGGATAGTTTGCAATTGCGACCGTTTCGCTATGTTCGTTTGGAACTGTAGCCAATTTAAGATTTAATTCCTCCATAAAATCATCAACCGTTGAATAATTACCTTCCGCTATCGTTACCGTTCCTAAAACCAATTTACAATCCGCAGCAGTTATTCCTTCAAACCAATATGAATCAGCGGACGTGGTTATTGCAAATTGTCGATCGTAATCATTGTAAATTTGAAAACTTATATTACTGCGTGACGATTGATAAGTCCAAAAAGTGTTAGGAAATGAAATGGACGTAATCTTCATACTGATGATATTCTTTAACAATCGGGGTAATCCAAAGGCAAAATTAGCTACATTACTCGTAGGTGCAATTAAGGAGGTAGTTGATGATGCTGCTGCTCCAGATACCGCCATCTTTAAAGGAATTTGTCCATTACCAAATGCACGAAATCGTGTGTCAATATCTACGATATGTGTTTTAACATCTTTGTTATAACGAACACTTCCACGAGTTTTGTCTTCAAATGCATTCGTTTCGGTTATAAACTTAGCAGTATTACGATCTCCTTGAAACTCGTTGAATTTTTCCGGTTCCTTTAACTGATACTGCGAGTAGTCTTGTTCTTCATGATAGTCTACATCTCCTTCATCATCGTCTTCATTTTCATACTGTCTTTGAAAGACAAGCAAATTTTTAGCATTGTCTTCGTACTGTTCAGCCAGTAATTCTTGATAAGTAGGAACGTTCATTATTAAGACTAATTTAAAAATATGAAAACGTTTAATAGTATATATAAAATATGATATCCGCCAGTGATTGGACATCACAAAGATTAATTACTAACTGTTCAGGTCCTATTGGCCCTTCGGGTGCTCGCGGTGATACTGGACCAACAGGGTCTACAGGTGTCGAAGGACCAAGTGGTCCTTCCGGAAATACAGGTCCTCAAGGTCCTACCGGTGCTACTGGACCTTCAGGATTACAAGGGCCTTCAGGATTACAAGGACTTTCTGGACCTTCCGGAGACCGAGGAAACACAGGACCTCAAGGAAATACCGGTGCTACTGGTCCTACCGGTCCCGCTGTTCCTATTGGAATAATTGCTCCTTTTGCTGGTTCATCAGGTCCTACTAACTGGGTATTCTGTGATGGGCAGTTGTATAATTCAGTTGGAACATTCGCTGGATTATACGGAGTAATTGGTTCTTTATACGGTGCAAGTGGTGCTTTTTTCAGGGTTCCAGATTTAAGACGTAAATTTCCAATTGGAGCTCAAGCTACTGGTGCTACCTATGGTTCGGTTACTTTAAATTTTAATTTAGCTCAAACCGGAGGCGAAGAAGCACACACTATGACTTTGAATGAATTGCCGTCACATACACATACTTATTTAGATAACTCTGCTGCGATAACTACTGGAGGTGGGTTATACGATGGTAGTTATTGGGGTCCTGGAGATGTTTTACGTACAACAAACACTACGGGTGGAGGAATGGCTGCGAATAATACGCCTGCTTATTTGGCAGTAAACTATATAATTAAATATCAATAGAATGTTAACCGTTAGTGAATGGATAACCCAGACATATTTATCCTTTAGTACTGGACCTACTGGTCCAAATGGACCAACCGGAGCAACAGGGTTTCAAGGTATAGCCGAAACGGGCCCCAGCGGACCTAAAGGACCTACAGGTGCTAGAGGTGCAAGTGGACCTAGAGGAGCTACCGGACCATCAGGGCCATCAGGACCAACCGGTCCAACAGGACCAAAAGGACCCAAAGGTTCCGTAGGTAATACTGGTCTTGCAGGAATTCAAGGACCATCTGGACCGATTGAAGTTCCGGTTGGAACTATTTTTGCCTTTGCCGGTTCAACCTTACCTTCCGGATGGTTGTGGTGTGATGGTTCAATTGTATCACGTAGTACATATAGTCGGTTGTTTAGTATAATTGGTGAAGCGTATAATCCAGGTAATAATGTAACCACATTTGGTCTTCCAGATTTACAAACTCGTATTCCTATAGGTCAAATCAACCTAAATGTAACATATGATCTTATTAACCTTAATTTTGATAGAGGTAAAAAAGGTGGAGAAGAATCTCATGCTACTACAGTTAACGAGCTTTTTCCACATAATCATGAATATCAAGATAGTAATTCTACTGCATCATCGGGACTATACGGAGGATCATATTGGAATCCACGCGATGTTTCTCGAGTAACGAATGGACCTACCGGAGCAAGTGGTGCAAGAAGAAATAACACACCTGCTTATTTAGCGGTGAATTATATCATTAAATTTTAAGAGTTTGTAATTCATGTAACCACAATTGTTTAGGTGTCGTTCTTTCCGTTTCAGCAATTTTTTGGTTTAATTCTTCTAAATCTTTTTCATGTTTTTGTGCATTTTTAAGAGTTAAAGATTTGATAGGTAAATCTAATAAGTAATCAAATGATTGTTTTATTTTTTGAAACTTTTGGGCCGTTAATAATTTATCGCATTCTTCAGGTGTTTTACGACGAAGATCAGGAATAGGTGTAGGCTCACATTGTTGTTTAATAAACCGAACAACATTTTCATGATACGGTAATTTTTCACGAAGAGATTTCAATAAATGTTCACGACGTTTTGTATACAGATCTAATCGAACATCCACATATTCTTTGAGTATTTCATTAGGTGATGCATATTTATGAATTACTCCTTTAGAATTGAACGCATGCATATTCGTAAGTTTAATTTTATCAATCAACAGCTTCTCAACAGCCGTTGCCGATTCATTCAATTTTACTTTAATATGTACATCTGTATCCGTAGACGTATCACTATAATCTTTGATATCTGCGGAAGACACTAATCCGTCTAATTTTTCACGGAATTTCGATGTCCACGTACCTACCGGTAATTCGGTTATAACTATTTCATTCTTATCTTGTTTCCAGACACCTTTGACAATATAATCGTTTTTTGCATCTTTAGTAATCGTACCTTTGAAACCTTTGTAGTACGGAACCAGTTCTTTATCTAATCCCGATCCAGACTGCAACCATTCAATAAGTATGGATTTTAGAACCGAAGGATTGAATTGGGGAATGTCGGTAGAATACCCTGTACCAATACCCGTTGATCCATTAACCAGAATCATCGGTAGAATAGGCGCATACCATTCGGGTTCAACCGGAAGACCATCATCATCTCGATAGGTCAAACAATCAAAGTCATCATTGGGAACTAATTGCGATACATAGGGTTGCAGATAAGTATGAATATAACGAGGAGACGCTGAATCTTTACCACCTTCTAATCGTGTACCGAATTGTCCTTGAGGTACTAACCAAGGAATATTATTCGAACCTACAAAATCTTGGGCCATCGCAATAATCGCTTCATTGAGCGAAGCTTCGCCATGATGGTAACCCGAATGCTCAGATACGTAACCAGCGAATTGTGCTACTCGTATTTCTGCTTTTAGATTACGTTTGAATGCCGAGAACAGGATTTTACGTTGCGATGTTTTCAAACCGTCCATTATATTAGGAATTGCCCGTTCCATACTATAGTTCGAAAAGTGAATCAAATCTTTATCGATGAATTCTTCGTAAGGCAGTAACGTATTCGGTGCAGCGTTTACGATATTTTCACGCGAATAAGTTTTTAGCCAATCTTTACGATCATCGGCTTGCTGTTTATTGAAAGCAAGTTCAATAGATTTATCGCTTTCTTTGCCCGTATACGAATATCCTACGACGTTCATGCTTTTAAAATACTCTTTAGCTTCGTCGCGAGTAGATGTACCTAACCCTTTATAGTATTTAACTTTCCAACCATTGGATTCAGGTTTTTTACGCCATTCTTCATATTCAAATTGAGTATAAAACGCTAAGGTTTTATTACTCTTTGTTGCTTTTACAATTGGAGTAGTCATATAGGTAATAAATCCTGGAATTTCAAATAACGTATGCCAGAGTTCATGGAATACATTAATAAGCAAACCACGAATATGTGAGCCATCGTAATCTTGATCGGTCATAATAAGGATTTTACCATATCGTAATGATTTGATATCTTTGTATTCTTTTCCTGATTCCAGACCAAGGATTTTCTTCAAGTTTGCAATTTCTTCAGTTTGTTCTACTTTTTTAGTACCGGTATCTTTCACATTTAAGACTTTACCACGCAAAGGATAAATACCGTAATATTTACGTTGTTCTTGCGATAAGCCTGATAATGCCATAGCTTTAGCCGAATCACCTTCCGTTAGAATAAGGCTACATTCGTGGCTCTTTGTAGTACCTGCATACACAGCATCATCTAGTTTAGGAATACCTGTAATTTTTGAAGATTTTTTACCATCAGTTTTAGAGTTTTCTTTCGTATCTTTAATTGCTTGTTGTTCTAGAAGTTTACTAACTATATTTAATTTAGTTACTACTTTTTTAAGGAAATCTTCGTCAAGTTTACAAGATACTTTGGTAGTTAAGACTTCTTTCGTTTGCGAACTAAATGAAGGATTTTCAATTTCACAATTAATAAATACAGCAAGACAATCTTTAACCATCGCCGGTTTAACTTTGATTTTCTTCTTAGCCTCCAAATAATTACAAACATGAGTAACCAATTGCGACGTAATTTCATCAACGTGTTTACCCGAACGGGTCCAAATGCCGTTAACAAAACTCACACTAAAAGCCCGGTCGTACGGATTATCCGCGATTGCGAGTTGCCACCCGAGTTGCGGTACGCCTGTAAGTACGGTTGTATCTTTCGGGAGATACCAGGAGGCATAGATCCCAAGATCTCGAAATTTTATTGGTGTGCCGCACCAACTCACCTTAACATCTCTACCAACTGTCATTGCCGAGTCCATAACCCGCCGTTGAAGGACTTGGAGTAAAGGTTCTGGAATAGAAGTCATTCCAAACCGTTTGAAATCCGGAGTCCAGGATACTTCCACGAATGATTTAAGTTTAGAAGCTTTTACTATCGGTTCACCAATTTTAGTCATATTATCTTCGAAAGTTTGCGTATATTTCAATTGACGACTTTCATCAACAATTGTAACTACGAATTTCTTGGCGAAAATATTGACCAATTTAACACCGTAACCATTTTTACCACCGACTAGTTTCTTTTCACTTTTGTCATAATTTGTTGAAGTTAATAATTCACTAAATATCATTTGGGGAATATAAACTTTATGTTCCGGATGAATAGCAACATCAATTGATTTTCCATCGTTACGAATAGTAATTACCGAGTTATTTTCAATTTCTACTTCAATTCTTTTTACAGGGTTTTCACTATTGCGTTGTCGAACTACATGATCATGAGCATTGACAAGTAATTCGTCAAATAGTTTGTAGAAACCGGGATTAAATGTCGTAATTTGACTTTCTTTAAAGCTTTCACCATCCGCAACAAATATAGTTTCTGTACATGTTTCAATACTACCGATATAAGTATCCGGTAATTCAAGAATATGTTCACGATGAGTATGTTTACGATATTGTTTTTCTAACGTTGTCATTTTGTATACTTTGGACTTTGGCAGGATACATGTAAATTCGTTTTCAAAATAAAAAAGCTTAGGTAAACTTTATAATAAGTATTTTTCGTAGAAGTCTTCGCCAAACCAATCCGCTCTTTTCATAGCATCTACAATGCTCGAGTGTTGAAAACTACGTCCTTTTCTAGCATAGGTATCGTTGATTTTTTCATAAAGTCTACGATACATAGATCTTTGCGTAGCAGTAGCATAACAAGTATAACACATAATATCATCTTCTCCAAATATCTCGTATCGTTCGTGATGTTTTATAAATTCTGTCTCACAATACTTGCAATAGAAGAATAATTTTCTATGTGTAATAGGATCTATTCCTTTTCGTAAGAAACGTTTAGCGTTTATCTTTGCTTTATATCTCGTAATTTTCAGCATTTTTTACAGATAATATTTCTTTACACTTTCAAATACGTTTTCATCTATATTCCATAATCCATTATCTTTTAATCGTTGTTCCTTCTCTGCCGTGGTGTATAAATAATTACAGTGAACTATTTTTGCTTTAGATGTTGCTCCTTGATTGAAATAAATATATCCATTTGGATATTCTTCCTTAGAAAGTAAATTTACGGTTAACCCAATAGTTCTTTTAGAAATATTCGTAAATGCATGTTGATCGTTAATAGAAGGAACATGAGCATTATCTTTTAACCACTGAATACAGTTTTGAATAGCCTTTACACAGAATATATCAGGTCTTACTAAAAAGAAACCTGTACAAGGAGCCCAAAGATCATCTTGCATGACAAATCTTCCAGGTTTAGAACGTAAGTCATTAATAAAATTCTCAAAGATTACAATATCGTTATCAATCCATATTACTTCTGTATCTTTTCGCATATTTTCTAAAATAACTTCCAACTTACGTGTAGTTATACTTTTGAATTCTCCAGTATTATAAGTTGCGGCTTCTTTTTGATCATTCAATATGTAACAATGAAATAAATTCATATCAATTCCAGATTTTTTTGCAGATGTTAACATATTTTTCATCATGGGTAATTGTCCTTCGTTGGTCATACAAACAATTCTCATTTTGACATTTTAAACTTAGTGAATTTAAATGGGGCGAAAAACAAAAACTGTTACGAAAGATGTAGTAGTTAACGAAACACCAGTTGTCTTCACGTTAAAAATTATTGAAGAAGACATTGAAAATACTATACTTTCGGCTGGAGAAACTGAAGCTTTTTTTAATCCAAGTACAGAAACTACGAATTATGCAGATATTCTAAATTCTGTAGAAATATCGAGAAATTTCAATACTGATTTGTTAAAAAGTGTTTTAGATAAAATTGTTGCTGACCGATACGGTCCAAACACCTGTTGCTTTTGGTGTTGTCATAAATTTAATTGGAGTCCTGTTTATTTACCAACATCTTATGACGCTTATAAAAATACTTACACGTGTGAAGGTCATTTTTGTTCGCCAGAATGTGCACTAGCCTACATTTATGCAGATAATAAGATATCAGATTCTACTCGATGGAACCGTCATAGCTTATTACGTAATCTGTATAATGATATTTATAAAAATAAAGTATTGTCTCCTGCACCATCTCGTCATTTATTACGAATGTTTGGTGGACCATTAGATATTGAACAATATCGTGAATATGTGCATGGTGATAACAATATTGTATTAACGGATATGTATCCAGTACGATTATTATTCCCATCAATGAGTGTACAAGCACCGCTACGAGATATCAAAAAATATGTTTCGTTATCAAGTGAAGCAGTTGAAAAGGCTTCTGAACAATTACGGTTAAAACGTTCCAAACCAGTGAATGTGAATATTCCTACTTTAGATATGTGTTTGAAGAAAGCTTAAATATCTTTTTTCGCATCTTCTTGAATAGTTACTTTAACATCGGCATTACTAATCGTTTCTAAAACAGTTGGAACACGAATATTTAATTTAGGTAAATCTTTAGGACTAGTTACATCTAAGAATGAATTAGGTTTTTTCATTGGCGTATGCGTAGGCATTTCTTTCATACTTTCATCATCATCTACATCGCGATAGATATCGATTTTATGCAATCCATTGGTTTCTTCAGGTTTGCTAATATCGGTATTTTTGAATTTACTTTGAAACTGAGTAATAACAATATCGGGAACCATTGGACTAATTTCAGCTAAACGGTCGTATTGGTCTTTTACATATTTTAATAAATCATGTGGAATCATACGTTCATGACGAGGTAAACTTAATTCTACTGTAATAAATCTGTATAGTTTTGCGTAGTGAATCGCAGATATGCGATGACCTTCTGCTCTTTTAGCCCAACCAAAATAAGTTCCAAAACTGTTTAAAATACCCATGGCTAAAGATCCTACTCCTAATGCAACTGACGATATTTTTGGATCGTTAAATAAACTTGATGAACCGGCATTCAAGAAAGCAATTACACCGCTACCTATGATAACCGGAAGATCTATATAGGTTCTTCGGTTACTATACATCGCTTCTGATTTTTTGTGTACCCAAGCTAATCCGTTAGCTTTTTCACCGGTAGATGCAAAGTACTCTTCTAATTTATTTGTCCAACTAATCGACGCAGAAATCTCAACGCTGTTGTTTTCACCCATCTATTAATTTTAACGCACAAAAATTAGATTTATAATGAATAATCAACCAAACTTTTTTCATGATCTAATGAAGACCCAGATGATGATGCATCTTGGTTCTTCTGTTGGTAATAATCCTTTATACAATTTAATTGCTTTCAATTTATATGAACGGGTTGTTGCTTCTTACCCTACATGGTTCCCAGAAATAAAATCACTTTGTTGTAGACGGCAAAAAGTTAAACCTGCTACAGCTCCTCCACCAACCAACAAAGAAGTCAAATGTACGATTATGTGTGAACGAATATTTCAATCAACAAATTCTAAAGGACAACAGCAACAATCAACAGTTAGCTCAACACGTATGGATGCCGTGGTAAATTACGTTACGACAATTCCAGTTATTCGAAATTTGATCTGTGTTTCTCAACATGATTATCTCCCTAATGAATTTGAACCAATTATGATTGAACCAGACATCTATTTCCAATTATTAGATTTAAAACATGATGATGGAAACTTACAATCAATTAAATTTAAACTATTTTGTTATGATCACGAAGTTCAGTATCTGCAATCTTTTGTAGATAAATGTAATTCGGCTTATGATCGTCGTATGAAAAATAAATTAGGTAATGATTTGTATTTTTTTGATATGATGACAAATTCAAAGAATAAACGAAGTCTGCAAAATCCTTTACCTACTACACATATCATATATACTCAACATAAATTCCATACTACTCGTACATTCAATAACGTATTTTTTGAACAACGTCAAAAAGTTTCTAAACATGTTGAATTCTTTTTAACTCGTAAAGATTGGTATGAAGCTAAAGGTATTCCTTATACTTTAGGATTTATGTTTCACGGCGATCCAGGTACAGGAAAAACAAGTTCAGTAAAAGCAATAGCCAATACTGCAAGACGACATATTATTAATGTACATTTATCAGAAATCAAATCAAAATCTCAATTACGTCATCTTTTCTTTAACGAAGAAATACATGTAATGAATGGATCAACTGTTGAACGATATACTATTCCTATTCATGAACGATTATACGTGATTGAGGATATTGATGCAATGGGAGATTCTATTTTACGACGAGAATGGAAGAAACCGGAAGTACCTAAAGAAGAAAAGAAAAAGGTTGGTGATCCATGGATGGATCGTGAAGAAGAAGATGAAAAAGAACCGTTAGATCTATCATTCTTACTCAATTTATTGGATGGTACGTTAGAAGCATCCGGACGTATTCTTTGTATTTCTAGTAATTTTCCAGAACGTATTGATCGGGCTTTGATTCGACCAGGCCGTATTGATATGATTGTACATTTCAAAAAATGTAATACCCTAATTCTTCAAGAAATGGTGAATAGTTTTTACGATAAAGAATTTGACGATTGGACAACTGATCGGTTAGATTATAAATGGACTCCTGCAGAGGTTAATCAAATTCTATTTAGAAATTTTGACAAACCTGAAGATGCAATTGAAGAGTTAAAAACATTAAATCCTAAAGATTTGTACGGTTTTGAAAGTGTAGAAAACGGATTAACATATTCTGAATTTCAGAACATCCAAACAGCCGTAAATGCTAAGTAGAACGTTTGAAATATGTTTTCTTGTTGATTTGTGTATTACAATGGAGAAATGGATCGAAAAATTTAAAAAAATTGCCATTTCTACCATCCAAAATATAAAAAAAAGAAACATGTGGATGACTATCCGCGTTGCATTTATTGGCTATCGAAATGAATACCATAATTGGTCTTACGATGTTGTTGATTTTACTGAAAACCTACAGATGCTACAAGAAAAACTGCTTGTACTAAATGCATCTGGAGGAAAAGGTTGTAAATGTTTAAATACTGTTTATCATCACGCTTATACTTTAGATTGGAGTTCTAATAATAAACTTATTATTCATATTGGTGATTCACCTAATCATGGTCTAAAATATCATGAACTAGGGTATCCAGACATATTTCCATCGAAACACTATTCTCAATTTCCTCTCGAAATGCATATTCGAAAAATGGCTGAAGAGGGGATGTACCTGTGTATTTTCAAACTGACCAATGATACCGACAAAACTTTCGATATCATTGAAAGTAGTTATATGAAACACGCTACCCATCTTGATAGATTTTCTATTAATGATCTTGTGATGTATCCTGAATCGTTTGATAATTTTATTAAACACTCGATTACTGAACTTTTCTATCGTGCTTTATAACGTATTTGAAAGCTTTACAATGTTTTGAGTATATTTCCAAACATTTTCTTTTGATTTTTCATCCATATTTTTAAAATAATTTTTCAATTTAGCAAAAATATTTAAATCTACATCTTCACCATATTCAGCAAATGAATAATCGATAAAGAAATGTTCATCTTTGTTTAAGATTTGTTCGTTGAATTGAGCAGTATATTGTTTAATGTATGTAGCAGCTAAAGAAGGATTTGACATTTTCACCATTTTTAAACTCGTTCTAAATACTTGAAAGTCCATATCGTTAGGGTACATTTCAATTAGTTCTCCTAAAAAGGAAAATAATTGATCATACATAGCGTTCAATAATACTGTCTTACTCGCCATATTGATTATAATTTATATTTAATACGTTAAAATTGATCATTTACGTTCGATACTGCCAAATTCTTTCTTACGTTGTTCTTCCATTGCAGCCATACGTGCAGCTACATCATCGTTTGAACCCGTTTTTGATTTCACAGTGTTTTCGCTTTCTACTTGTTTTCCACTTGGCATTCCAGCATTACTGGTTGGCATTGCCGGAGAATCGGTTAAGAACGTATACATGCTACCTCCGCCAGAAGCAAACGAATTTGGTGCATCCCATAACGAATACGATTCACTTAAATTTTTTGTTCCTTCAAACCCCCACGCAGATATATCGCCTATAGCTTGTTGTTGCATAGGAGCTTCGTTGTTTTTTACAGGAAGCTCATTGCGGGCGTTTGTAGGTTTAGCGATAAATCCAAATATTTCATTCTTACCCACAATAACTTCCTTCGTATCTGGAATATATAGAGTTGGAACTTTCTTTAAGAACGATGGTATCTTATCACGTGCTAATGATTCTACAAGAATAAACTTATATAATCCAGATTTATTCAACCCTTTTAATGTTTCAATAATTTGACTGCAATTAGGACAACGATTGCTGTAAAAAAAATACGGTTGAGAGGTTGACATCCTTTAGTTATGAATTTTGACGAAAAAAACGGAATAAAGGTTAACGAGAAGGGATGAGTACAAACAATATGCCAAGTGTTGAAAATATTAAAACAAGTAATCGTGGTTACGAATTACACTGCGAATATCGTAACTTTCCGGTGTCATTTGTAAATGCTTTACGACGTATAGTGTTATCGGGTGTTCCTACTGTAGTTGTTCGTGATGTTCAAATTTTAGAAAATACTACACAAATTCCGCATGAAATGCTTAAACATCGTATACAAATGTTACCTATTAATATTACACCAGATGATGTATCTGCAGTTCGAGATGCTCAAATAGAAATAAGAATGACATCAGATAAAGATAATTTATTAATCACCACTGATGATTTTGTAGTCAATTCTAGTCGACCAAAAATTTTATTGCGTGATCGTGATTTTGATACACCTATTCTATTTCTTCGATTACGTCGTGGCGAATCTGTTCATATTAAAGCTACTTTAGCCATTGAAGCTCAAGAAAAAACTGCATCTCAGGTTTGCGTTGGAACTACCTCATGGCATGTTGATAAAGAATCTCAACTCTACAAAGATGAACGTAAAAAATGGGAAGAAAAGAAAGAATTAGCCGCTTTCGATAATTTCTATTATCAACATTCATACTCACGTGACGAAGTTACTGGTCGTCCTAATTGGATCAATATGGACATCGAAAGTATTGGAGTATTAAGTAGTAAAGATATTCTTAAATACGCTGTAAATATTCTTAAAAATAAAGTACAAACTTACGTAAAAGAAGCTAGTGAATTTGTAAGTCGTGAAAAAGAAGAAAACAGTTTCTCAATCAAATACGATTTCAAAGTAAAAGAAGATTGTCATACTGTTGGAGTTCTCATGCAAGAAGTTATATATAATGATTTGAATGTTGATTTTGTTAGTTATGATATGCCTCATCCTCTACGCAGTACAATGGTATTGCGAATGCATACGAAAAAGACACCAGAATCTATTCTAAAAACTGCTGTTCAAACTATTGAGGAATATTGTTCAATTGTAGAAAAGGTTCTATAATAACAATGGCAGATAGTCTTATTTTCGATCCAGCAAAAGAGTTTGAAGTTATAGAAACCATAGAAGACTTTGAAGAAGAAATTCAAAGACCAGAAGAATTAAGGTTTTTTACTTTAGATGAACAATTACTAGACTACCAATCTAAAGTACTGTATGGTAAAACAAAAGTAACACGATTTGAAGAAAAGAAAATTCGTAATGAAATGAATAGATTTAGAGACGTTCATAAAAAGTTAATTACCTTTTCAAATAAAGAAGACAGTTACGTAATTGATACAGAGCGTAAAACAGTTCACGTTCCTTGGGTTAAAAATATATATGCAGATTTTAAATATTTAGAATACTCGTACGATAACCAATGGATGCCGTTAATGGATCCTGCTCAAAATAAAACTCCAAATTATTATGATCGTATGATTAAAGCTTTACCAATTCCTTACCAAACCAATGAACAAAAAGGTGTACCAATTACTGAACGTACAACTTTAGTGAATGAAGAAGGATTAAACGATGTTCAGGGGATTAGTAATTACAATAAAACAAAAAGCGTGTACCATGAAGATGGAACATTCTCATTGCTGAATGTACCGATTAGTAATACGAATGACGATTTGCGAGTTAAAGGTTATTATATTGATGTTCGTCCTGTAGATATTCCTAATCCTTTACCTGAACATCCTTTTTTATCATCTAATAAACCTTCTGTACTAATTACCGATGAACCATTAATCGATGTCTTCCCAACAATTAAAACCATTTTAAATAATGGTGTTCCAACTACTACCGATCCGTACGGAGAAGGAACAAAGTTTTTGAAAGTGTATGATGTTAAGTTAAGTCAAATACCTTGGAGCGTATGGAAAGAAAAATTTCCGGTGGTAGATTTAGTCAATAAAAGTCCAGATGTTATGACGATCCAATTTTCAGAATCAAAAGATGATTTTAATTTAAGCGAAAGTGTACAGAAAGAGTATTTATCAAAATGTCCGTCAGCGTTTAATCCTCGGTTATGGTTGATGAAACAAGAAGATGCAGGGACATTAGTTTCTAAACTATTTTTAAAAAATGTTGGAAATGCAGGAAATTTAGCTCCTTCCGTTCCTGGGGAACCTCTTAAAGTTATGCTTACAGATTCTACACCAGAAGAATGTTTAGTTACGGATTCGTTTGATGCGTTTTTAAATTCTAGCGTATATCAATCTCCGGAATGGAAAGATGTAAGTTCAGCAATTGATAAAGATAAACCTATACCGGTTGGTAAATGTATTCCTCCGGATTGGATTCTTCAACAACGTAAAACTTTACTGAATAAAAACCGAATAGCTTGGTCTGAGTCGATGCCTACGACATTGATAAAAGACTATCGTACACTGCTTCGTAAGTTTATAACATTACCAAACGATGAAAAGATTGAAAAGTATGAAAAATTTAAGAGTGATGAAGAATCTGAACTACATAAGGACGTTGTAGTTTTACTCAAAGATCCTAATCGATCTCCTGAAGATAAAGCTGATGCAATTCAATCAATTGTAAATACCATGACTCCTAAAAATGGAGCTTACTTTGATAAAAAAGATTTATTTGTAGTTTGCAATCATACATTAGCTTTATTACGTGGTGATCTAGAAAAAGACCGTACCGAATTTTATAATACTTGGACAGTTATTTTTGAAGGTTACCGTATATGTCATGTCTGCGGTGAACAAGTTAATAATGACGTATATATTGCACAAGATGAATTCAATAGTGAAGGTCAATTGGATATTAACTATGATGTTCTAAATGTTAAAAAAGAAATCGTTGAAACTATAGCCGTTAACGAAATTGAACGTTTATTTGATAAGAAATCGGCAGGAGAATTGATGTTACTATTGTTATTATCTTTAATTCAAATTAAACCTCAAGAATCTATACTATTACCAATTATCCATTATATTCGTGCTGCATCATCCGTTCTTACCGCAAATAAAAAGATTTCTAAAGATGATCGTGAAAAAATAGAAGGTATTTTTGGAATTGTGGGTGGAGTTATTTTATTACAAACGCATATTCCATTTCTTTTACCTAAACGTTCTTTTGGTATTAAGCTGTTTAAAACCTCGGGGTTTCCACGAGACACAGATGATGAAACCAATAGTCCCGTATTAGATAATGTTCTATACGTATTTAAAACTTATTTTGCAAATTTCCCAAAAACGTTAGATGGTCCTATTGTAGCCGTAATTCGAGCAATAAGTAAGAACCGTAAAGAAGTTCGAGATTTAAGTATAAAATTTTTGAAACAGGCTAAGATGACTACGTTTCTTACATCGTTTGAAATTGCCAAAGAACGTTATGTTGATCCTTTTGAAACAGTTATTTCGAATAACTTATATCTGCCTGCAATACATCTTGATAAGACCGAATACACTGTAACCGATAAATTCGGTAACGAAGAATTAATGATTAAATGTAATATTCCTCATCCACATATAATTTTATTTTCAAAACTTCCACCGAATATTTCTCAAGCTCCATTAGAATTTGCAAAAGATTTAAGACAATCTATATATGCTACACCTATCGTTCCTCAAAAAGTAAGTTTTCCTAAATTAACTTTTGAAGAGAAAGTTATTCGTAGACGATTGGAACTCAAATTACCTAGTGGATTATTGAAAAGCGATAAAATTAAGAATTTTCTAAACCGAGAAAATATTGATGCAGTTTCTGTACTCACAATGACTAATCGTATTTTAGATATTTTATCGTTAAACAAATTCAATCTAAATGTTGTTGCCGAATTTCGTAAAGCTGTTATACTATTGGAAACTTCTATAAATAAATCATTATTACGTGATGTTGCAAAGGGATTGATGTACGAATTACTTGACTTAGTGTCAAAGGATAAAAATAAAGCTGCTCTAGGCAAATACATTGATGAAGCTATGAATCGTGATTTAGTTATGAATATGTTACTTTACACTCGTGAAGATGCTGAAAAGATTTCGTTAGCTGCATCAACCCAAGAACGTGAATATTTCAAACAATACATGAGAAGTTTGAACGATATTCAACGTGAAGCTCATAAACGATTAATCGATATCGGTATGTCTCCGCAGGTTGTGAAAAATGCTACTCGTATTGCGATTGCCGAAGAATTTAATATGCCCGATCCAGAAGCCGAATATAATGCTTTAGCGAGTGAAGCTGATTTACAACAACCCGAAGATGGTTATAATTCTACTCGAGATTATGATGGTGATGATATTCCATTAAATGATCTTGGTGATGAAACTATCGTAGACGATGGGGCGTACGGAGACCGAATGGTATATCCTTATGACGATTATTCCAATACGGTAGGAGACTTCGATGAGGATTATGGTAGTTAAATAAATGCTTGCCAATAACTCAATTGTTCGTAATTATGACGGTATAGTGGGACGAGTATTTTATCATGATACATATTCACATGTAGTACACGTGTTAGTACGTATGAATACGTTTACTTGGAAACTTGAAAAATGGGATGCTTTTGATTGTTACGATGCTCCAGTGTATTTATGGCCTATGGAAACTCCTTTTTGTATTCGGTACCAAAAAATGCATCGAAC